ACAATTTACTAGGTTTTTATACATTCGTCAACGATCCTATATATTAGTTTTACCACCCAAAGCACCTGGTCCTACCACAATATTTACGCTTCTAGATATGTCATCTTGTGTAGTATCAGTCACTGGACTATCTACGTCTTCTTTAGCCTCTGCATCTGACATATATTCTCGGCCTGTTTTTAAGTGTTTTATAGTCACCTCGACTCTTGGTTTATAAACCTTAACTGTTTTGCCGTCTATTACGTGATCTTCATAGTGTTCTTCTTGTTCTACAAATGGCATTATCTATCCTCTCTGTTAATTTCTAGTATGGATGCAACAACATCTACCGCACCACTACTTGCTTGTACTTTCAATATCTCACTTTCTTTCATAATTAAAGGTTCACTCAATACTTGTTCTTTTTGATTAGCAGTTAAATTTACATCATTATCTATTACAAAAATAGCTGCAGCTGCATCTACTAAAGTTACTTTAATGACCGCTGTGCTACCAGCGTCCTCTGCTACTAATAAAGATTTTACAATAGCTCTAGAATTAGATGGCACTGTATATAAAGAGGTAAGTGCTGTAGTTGTTAAACTTGTTTTTTCGTTTTTGTATATATTTGCCATTAACCTAATCCTAACCAAGTAAATCGTTCTTGGTCTTCTTTTTGTTGTGTTAAATATGTAGAGTTTAATTGTTCTATCAATATAGATAACGCTCTGTTTATTTGTCTTTGGTTATCCTCACTGTATTCTTTTTTAGGCTCTGGTAATCTTACTACTATCTTTGCCATTATCCTCTCCTTCCGTCTGGTTGTAAGTCCACCTGAAACGTACCAAATCTCCACGATTCACCAGACCCTGTGTTTTCTATTTTAATATTTGCATAACGTCCTCTTGCACGTGTGTCTACTTTAGTTGTGCTAGATGTAATTGTAAAAGGACTTAATGTGGTTGCAGCACTTGGATCCGCAGGAAAATCTTTTACAGATATGGTTACTTGATTGTTACCAGTTAATACTTTAAAGTTAGGTAAAAATCTACGCATAGCTAAAAACACTTCACTTTGATCTTTTTGTAAAGAAAAACTAAACGACTCAACAAAAGAAGTTAAGGCTGTTGTGCTACCATCAGGATTGATTTGATCAGTTCCTACTTCGTGCTCAAATAAAACTGTTTGACCTAAACCAGTTTCACCTTGAATAACAGGAAACGTTCCTGTGTTAGAATTATTAAAAGCTGTTGCGTATGGTTTTGGATATACTAATGAATCAATCCAAGTTGTTCTAATTGAATTTGTATTTGTGCCTGTATACCAATTACCCATGGGTAGATTAGCATTGTCTTGGCCATAATTATAAACTACATATCTATCATTAAATGTAGAGTTAGATGTTGGGTACCACCAAATAACTTCTGTAAACAAATTATTTATACCTGCACAAACTTGTTGTCCTTTTGTAGTATCAATATCATCATAAACATAGTCTTCAACGGAACAAGGTAGTGTATTAACTGTACCATCAAAAGAAAAAAATCCATTATTACCCATCCAATATGCAACACCATCGATTTCAATTGCTGAATTTTTACCAATGAGTCCACAGTTTGTACCTACTTGTTCAAATCCAAATGTAAATGGTGCACCTACAAATTTCATGGCATACAATGCATTATCAGTCCATACTAGAATATTTTCTTTTGCAACTAAAGCACCCATGATTTTTGTGCCGTCCTGTAATCTTTGTGTGCCCGCTGTGTTAGTAGCTTCAGGTGTATAATTATTTATATCTTCATCAACAGAAAATCTTATAAACATATCATCTTGTGTAGTAGGTGTGCCAATTGTTGTTTCTGTTCCAAAATGAATTAAGTGACGTGTCGTTGGTGATATTAAAGTAACTCTAGTTGCAGTTGGATTATTTGTTGTTTCAAATCCTGATGTATTTGTTGCTGCTCTATTGCCTGTTGGATTAGCAGCTCCTGCATTCCATGTAAATGTTTTACCATTTGCAATTGTTGCAACCAACACTTCACCAAAATTACTTAACGACCAAAGTCCTGGCTCAAGAGTTACAGTAGATGCCTGCACCGCACTACCGAATCCCGTAAACAATGTTGCATTTTGAACTAAAGTTCCATCAGAGTGAGCTTGTCCATTTGATGTACCAGCGGTTGCTGTTCCATTTGTACCTCTAGTAATACCTAAAAAGTTTGTAGCATTTTTTGATGTGTATGTGATTAATTCATTTTCTACTAAAATTGTGCCAGCAGCATCAAAACCAGTGGTTGAGTCAACTGTGATTGAAGTTCCTGATCCACCTGTACCAGCAGTATCCGCGTTCAACGCTCCGTCTAAATTTGTTTGTGCAACACCAGTAATTGTACCGCCGTAGTTTCCAATACCAAACCCATAACCATAAGATTGTGCTGCGGGACCTACCACTTCATATGGAGTAATTGTTACAGATCCACCACTAGATGCTGAACCTGCAGTGGCTGCTTGTATGGTTAAACTTGTAGAGGTAGGCACTGACAATACTTGAAAGTTTATGTTATCAAAAGTCGCTGTTGTTACACCTGTTGTACCACCTGGTAGAGTTGCTGCACTTAATCTAATTATATCTCCAACAGCAATTCCATGATCCGCTGACGTTGTTAAGGTTACAGTTGTTGTTCCGTTAAAAGTAAATGTTGCACCTGTAATTGCAGTTGCAAGAGGTGTTATATCGAATAACTGACCTTCAAAATATAAAAGTAAAAATTTATCTGTACCAATGGCTACATATCTATTGCCATCTGTATCAACAAAAGCGTGTTGTTTTCTGGCTACTCCTACGATTGTATCTGTTAGAAGAGATTGCCAACCACCTACTTTTTCTGGTAGGCCGTATCTAAATCTTACATTATCTGAGTCAACCCAACGCCCTTCTGCTCCGACTGAGGTATCTTGTTTATCAATTCCAGGAGCAAACTTAATTTTAGTAAGCACTGATTACTCCTATGTTGTTTGGTTGTATACGTATTGCCAACCTTTGGTTGCGTTAGTGTATCTTAATTTAATCGATTGATTGTTAGAGGTTAAATCTACATTTGCATTAACACCTCTAATATTCTTAGTTCCTGGAGCAAGTATTACTTTGTTAGAACCAAATCCTCCACTTGCTGATACATCCATAATACTAACTTCATCACCCATACTCGGACTAGCTGGTAGTGTAATAGTAACTTGGGCTGCAGCTGTATCTATTAATAAGTTATCACCAGCCACTGCAGTGTATGCAGTAATAGAGCTCGATGTGATTGCAAAATTACCTTTTTGTAAAATGTCTAATCTTGCATCTGTGCCATTAGAGTGAATTAACATTGTAGCTCCTACAGGAACAGCTATTGGATTTGACGATCCAGCTGTTTTAATACTTAGCGTATATTTATTTGCTGTAGTTCTATCTGTTGCATCTTGAATAACATACATTCTTGTTGCTGTGCCACCCGTTGTTGATGCAGGTATAATTAAACTAATATTAGCTGTCATTGTACCCGTTAATCTTAAATATGCATTTTTACCATTTGATGTTGCACCATCTGATAAAAGTAAGGTAACATCTGAACCAGATGTCATAGCAACATCAACAACTCCTGTTGCTGATTGTTGTAATATTTGTAAATTAGTATTTGTAATAGTTCCCCATAGACCAGCTTTTTCACCGGTTGCTACAAGTTCTAATGCTAAATCTGTTGAAAATGTTGATGCCATATTAGTAAGGTTTTATTGGTGTCCAAACCATTGTTGCTCCTGGTATAATTTCATTCCAAGTAATAACACCTGGTTCGCCTGTTCTTAACGTCATAGCGTTAGCTGGTGCTTCTATACTCGCAGTTCCAACAATTGTAACAGATCCACTACGTATAATCAAGTTGTTTCCGGATACTTCTAAATCAGAGTTTCCTGCAACAGTAACGTTCCCCGTTCCTAAAGTTAATGGATTTTTAGATGCCTCTAAATTACCTGTACCAACTATTGTAACTGTTCCGATACCAAGTGTTAATTGATTTCCAGTAAGGTTTTCTGTTACTGAATCAGCTGCAATATTTGGATTACCAACGTTAGCTATTAAATTATTACCTGTAACTGTAATAGTTACTACGTCATCTTTTCCAACTTGCGAAATGGGAAATTGTGATATTGCGTCAAAACCTAAATTCATAAATGTCCTTAAAAGGAGACAGGGGGTATGTGGTGGTGCCCTGCCTCCATCTAAGAATTATATCATCGTTTAAACCAAGAGGGAAGACCTAAATGTGGACGCTTGTCGAACATATTATCTTTTGATCCTGGGGTTTTACGATTGTTATAATGCAGAAAAACCTGTACACATTCTTTACCTTTAAATTTTTCTCTCCAATGTTCTAGCTCACAGCCAGAATAAACCAGCATATCTCCTTGTTTTAAATCTACTTTAACACCTTTTTTACCAGTCTCGCCAGATGGCTCTAAATATATAGGCCAGTCATCACCGGCAAGATTCATAGTAGTTGATATCTCACAACTAAATCTATCTTTATGTCTTTTAAGTTCATCACCTTTTTTATAAATTCTTGCATAAGTATATGCAGGGTATAATTTTAAACCTGTAGCTTTTTCCATACCTGGCTGACATTTAAGTAATAAAGTTTCCATAGCCATATTAGCATATTGAGAATAGGTGTTTGGAATCTGTTCATTCTCGCCTTCATAATATCCTATAATAGTTTCAAATGGTGAAAAATATCGTGATTGTTTACAAGTATCATAAACTTGTTTTTGCATTAAAAAATAGTTTGCAACAAAACCTGCTAGGTCTTTTGATATTGCTTGACGGATGACTGTGTATTTTTTTTTTTTAAAACTCATATTATAAATAATTAAAATTAATTGTTATTCTTATATTACTATCATCACAACTTGAACTACTGTGTTTTTTACTTGGATCAAAAAATACCATTCTATTTTCTTTTGGTAATACTTTTTCTTTACCAAAGTAAGTTTCTCCATTGTTATTATTAATATAAAATAAACAACCTTTGTGTTTAAATCTCT